TTTTAACTCTTCATAGTTCCAGTCAATCTCTTTCAGGAATCCTTCTTCCTGTGGATTGTATATCTTAAATTCCATATGTTTCTCCTTTATTGATTCATCTGATCTGTATCCCGGTAATGAACTATATGGAGAAGCCGAATTACTTACTTCATTTTTCAATGATATTTACTCTACTCTCCAAAATCGTTCCGATTCAGATTTTGTTACAGATGCGCCGTTTTAATCACCTCTTCACGAGTCATATTTAAGATGACTTCAATATGTTCAACCGTCAGGTTATTGCCTTTTAAAATCTCCACAATTTTATTTACAATAGCCTGATTTTCTTTTTTCTTTTCTTGAACCTCTTTCATATATTCATCGTATCGATTCATAACAATTTCTCCTTTTATATTTCTGGAAGAATCAAGTTTGGCTGTTGCCTTCTTTGAACTTTCTGCCAGAACTCTTCTTCTGCTTGTCTTAATATCTCAATATCTTCTTCTACGTCTGATCGCTCAATATGGTAATCTTTTGTCTGCAACCTTATCTGCCCTTGCCATTCTGACTTTAGCTGTGCCCGAAGCTCAACGAAATCATATTCTGTAACAAGTAGATAGTGCAAAACCTGTATGTAGTAGTTATCAGGGATTCGATCATTCCATTTTTCTCGCTGCATACTTTGTAGGATATTTGTAGTCTTGATCTCTAAGATTCCCTTTCTTCCATCCTGATCTGTAAGCTCTCCGTCCAAGGAAGCATGTGCCCATTGATATTTTTCATTTCTGATCATGTTGTCTCCGAAGTATTCAACCTTGTATTCTGAATGATCAAGAGCAAATAATTGTCTTAGTAGCGGCTCTGCATCATGTCCATACTTCACATAATCCTTATCTGAAATATCCGGAGCGATCCGCTGTCCTGTTTTTTCTAAATAAAGATCAGTATTGGTTTTATATGGATTGAGTCCTAATACCGCAGATGCATCAGATCCACCGATTCCGTGTCTGGCATTTAACCAGGAATCAAAGGAATCGAACTGGATCCGTTTGATTCCTTTGCTAATCTCAATCTCCTGCATCTTTAAACCTCTTTCCCAATTCTTTTAATTTAGGAAAGACAAGATCAAACTGTTCTTCTGACATTTCGCAAAACTCAATTCCTGCATTTCCATACTTCTCTCCAATGATCAAAACATTTCCAAGGATCGGGTATCCATGGCGATCTGTCTCATACAGCCATGAAGCTATCTTATTTAATTTGGTTTTGTCACAGTGAAAATAAAATTCTTCATCAACCAACATGCTTACTTTTGATCCCGGCACATTTTTAATCTCAATTCCTGCACCGATCTCTGTATATAATCTCTTGGGCTGTACGTGTTCAATTAACTCACATCTGTTTCCAATGTGTTCTTTCAACTTTTTCCATGATTTAAGTCCCTCATCTGGATATTCCAGCTCTTTTACCTCATTATCAGTTGTGATCAGAATCATCTTTCCCATTGTCGCTTCCTCTTCTTTCTTCTAATAATCCCATCAATTTTTCTTTCAGATACCCTGCTTCGATTATACAGTTCGGATTGTCGAGAAACAGCATTGTACTGTAATCTGGTCGCTGTTCTGCACTAAAGCCATTTTCCCAGATCTTAACTACCAATTTTCTGATTTCACTTTTCTTCTGATCTGTGTTATACTTTTCTTGTGTATTTACATCTGTGCCTTCGGAAGTTGCCGCTTCCTGGGCACATTTTTTTATCATTCTTGCTACTTCGTCATAAGCAAGAAGCTTTGCGGTTTCGAAGTGTATTTTGCCTTCTAACTCTTCCGCCTGCATATCTAGCTCAATTTCTTTCTCTTGAAATTTGATCATATGATCAAGCTCTTTTAAAATCTTATTTATCAAATTTCTTCACTCCTTCCTCATAGATCATCGCTGTGATCAAACACAACGCTGCTAATTCCTTAAATATTCCCATTGCGATCAGCACCGCTGCCGTGCAGATCATGGCTTTTGTTTCACTTTTCATCTCATGCTCCTTTCTCAAACACTTATCATTTCAGTTGCAAAAAACTTTTTTGCATTTATGAAATATCTATGCTTATTTTCACTTGTCCGGATTGCATATCCCCATGGAAAAATCCCTTGAATCAGTCCTTTTTCGATTGTTGGAACCCCCATTCCCATCAAATACGCAACTTCTTTCGGGGTTAACGTCTCTATTTTCTTTTTAGGAATTACTGTCTCTTCGAAGTAATTCTCTGGAAGATCAAATGCTTCTGCAATCTCATTTC